TTTATAGCATCTCCTGCTTCTAAATTCAACCCTTGTTCTGCGGCATTGACTGTGCTTGTAGCAGGTATGTCCTTTCTAAAAAATTCTACATCTGTACTAGCAGATGAATCTCTTAAATCACAATTAACTTTAACAGCACCAGTACTATTATTAGAAACATACACAGATTTTATAATAGCAACAGCAGATGTAGCTATAGTTAAAACAGTTGTCATGGCTGTTCCGTCTAGTATTTTACTAGCATTTTTGTAATTTATACTCATGATAAAAAGTAATTAAAAGTATCTAATTCGTTTTTTAAATCTTGTTGAAAAGAAAAATTAAGTTGTTGTTTCATTGTATTTAATGATTCTACAATTTGTCTTTGATTATCTACGTCGTAATCTTCTTTAGGTTCTGGTATATAGTTTGTTAGTTTAGCCATAATTTATCCTATTAAAGTATAAGCTTCTTTTGGTAATGAAAGAGGTGTTCCTTCTTCTTGATTTTGTTTTAAATCTTGTTTCATTAAATCTATTACATCCTGTTTACCAATACCTAATTCTGTGAATCCTGAATAAGCGTTTTTAAGTTTTCTATCAAGCACAGTGCCAGGATTAAAAGCCATTAAATCACTTAGGTCACCAACTTGATCTTGTACAGGGTCTTCTAAACTAGGTGAAAGAGGTTCAATATATTGTACATCAGGTTTTTGTTTAGGAACTAATACTTCTGGAGGAACTGGCCCTATTGCATTTAAGTTACTTGTAGTTATTCCACCACCAATAGGTTTAGCAAAAGGATCATTAATTACCATTGAAGGATCCATTCCTTCTGGAATATAAACTTTTTGATCTGCAGGTGCTGTTAAACTTAATTTATTAAATTCAGACATGTCTTTTGGTTTCTTAAAAGAATCAACAATATTTTTTAATATCCCAAATATTCCAAGAGGAACTGCACTTCTAGTTTCTCCAAAATCTTCATCCTCGGTAAAATACTCAAGACTACCATCAGGTCTTTTTCTAGTTTCAAATGTAGGTGTTCCAAATACAGGTAATCCTTTTATACCTCTGTAACCACTTTCTCCTCTACTAAATAAGTTTCCAAAGAAACTTGGTTGACCATAACTTTTATAGGCTGATCCAATATATTTAGTTTTGCCACCAGGCATTGTTATAAATTCTGGTAGATTAGAATACTGTCTTGTTCTTGGACCTGTTCTAGTTGTTTGACCAATATTTTTTTGACCAGTTAAAATGTCTTTCATATTCTTATTGTGAGCTGCTTGAATTTGTTGATTCATATAATCAGAATTTTGAGAACTGACGCCAGGAGCTGTTCCACCTGGACTTCTATCTTCTGTATAATCTCCTTGAGAATCTAAAGACATAACTCCTGATGGACCTTTGTTAGGACCTTTTTTTAATGAGCCATGTACATCTTCTTTAAGTAATAAATCTTTTTCTTTTTTTGTAATGTAAGCTAATTCTGTTGCAGGAGCTTTAGGATCTGATTTCCATTTAACAGGAACTGTTACAGTTTTTTGTTTTCCTAAATAATTTCTTGCTGGTTTTTCATCACCTTGCATTTCATATTTAATTTTTTTATCTACTGACATTATCTTCTTCCCTCCAAACCTTGTTCCTCTGAAACAACTCTTGGATCATTTAATGGATTACCTAAATCTATTCCTAGTGATGGTAGTCCCATTATAGTTCTCTCTCTAGGATCGGTTGCTAAACCAAACTGACCTTCATCTATAAGCCCTTGAAGTATTCCGGCTTCTTCCATATTTAATCTTCTAGCTTCTTCTCTTTCATCATAGCCACCATAACTTTTGATATCCATGTAATCTTTAAGACTTGTAGATCTTCCAAAATCTGTGTTTTGTAATTTATCATTAAATGCTTTAAATCTGTCAAACCCACCCATAGCAAGACCAACCAATGGATTACCTGTTATAAGTCCTAATATAGCTCCTAAGAAAGATCCTAAACCTGAAGGTTTTTCAGATGCACCTGTTATAGGATTTACTCTGTTAAAGTTACCTGATACAGGTCCTCTCATAATTCTTGCTTTAAGGTCTGCTCTTTCTCTTTCATCTCTATTGAAAGGAGTAACGTTAAATTGTTTACCACCTATAAATGCAGTAGCAGGAGCTGTTGGCCCAACGGGACCTTTTCCCATATCTTGACCACCGCCACCACTTACATTAAAATTACTTGCAGGACTTTTTTTAGGTCCGCCTTGATCATATTCTCTACCGGATGCTCCGCCTACTCTATATTGAATTCTTTTATCTATTGACATTATCTTCTACCGTCTGGTTGTGCGTCTAATCTTAGTGTGCCATATCTCCATGACTCACCTACTGCATTGTTAGCTATTTGTACAGAAACTAATCTGCCTCTAGCTCTCGTATCTACCTTATCAGTTGTTGTTGTAACTGTAAAGGGTCCAAGTGGAGAACTTACGGCTACGTCATCTGGATAGCTACTTATAAATAAGGTAACTTGAGCATTACCTGTTTGATATTTAAAATCAGGTATAAATCGTTTAACAGACATAAAAAATTCTCCATCACCTCTGTAATCAGCAACTCCAGTTTGAACACCTAAGCCACTTGTTCTAGAGGTTATATCCCAATCTCCAGATCTAATAAAAGCATCAATAGAAGTTGTGCCAGAGCTATTAACTTGATCAGTTCCTACTTCATGAGCGTAGTAAATACTAGCTCCATATTTATTTGTAATCCCTAATATTTCTGGAAAAACAGGAGTAGCTGTATCATCATAATCTGTTGCATAAGGAGCATTAAACACACCTTGATCTGCATAAGTAGTTCTATCTACTGAAGAAGTAGTCCAAACATTTTCTGAATAATTATAAGTTACACATCGGTCTATTTGATCAGATCCATCTTTTGGATAGAACCAATTTATTTCTGTATATAGAGTATTAGGTGAAGAATAAATAACATCTCGTGAATTTAAATTAATACCTAGATTATTTCCATCGGTGCTAAATACAAAATCTTCTACAAGAGATGGTAAAGATTTAACTGTACCATCATAAACAAAAAACCCACCTTCAGCGGACATCCACCATACAGCACCGTTTGCATAAGACATAGCATTTTGACTAATACATCCACAATTAGTACCTACTTGTCTAACTGAAAAAGTAAATGGTGGTCCAACAAATTGAATCACATAAGCTGCAAGATCTGTTGATACAAATATATAATCTTTACCTTGAATAGCTCCTCTTATTTCATTACCAGTATCTAATCTAAAAGTACCTGCTGTGTTGGTTGCTGTTGGTGCATACGTATTTAAATCTTCTTGATTTGAAAATCTTACAAACATAGGGTCTTGTGTAGAAGGATCTCCTATGGTTGTTTCTGTCCCTAAATGAAACAAATGTCTATCTCTATCAGATACAATAGAAATTCTTGTTGCTGTTGGATTGTTTGTAGTTGCAAAATTACTTGTTGATTGTGATGCCCTAATTCCTCTAGCTCCGGTTGCCCCTGCGTTCCAAGTAAAAGTTTTACCATTAAATATTGTAGCAACTAATACTTCTCCAAAATTATCAAGGCTCCAGTTGCCTGGATCCAGAGTCACGTTACTTGTAGTTCTTTCTGTGCCCCAAGTAGAATCTCCCCATAAATAAGTTCCCCAACCATAACCAACTGTTTGAGTTGTTGGTCCAACGTCTACATAAGGATTAACTGTTACTGCACCAGCTGCAGTCATACCACTTCCTCCTTCAGCACGTGAAGCTTGAACAGTAAATTTATCTACATCAGGAACTGTAAGTATTTCATAAACTTGTTGTAATTCAGTTGGTGTAAAATCAGATGCTCCTGTAACAGTTACAGCTGAAAGAGTTACATATCTTCCAACAGCTAAACCATGAGAGCCTTTGTTAATAGTTACTGTTCTAGATGAATTTACAGTTGTTAAAGTCCCTCCTGTAATAGCTGTATCTAAGGGAGTAATGTCATAAAAATCATTACCATAATATAAAAATAAACCTTGTGATGTACCTATGGCTGCGTATTTTTCTCCAGCAAAAGAAACAAAAGTATGTTGTTTTCTACCTGCTCCAGGTAATGTCAAAGATGCTGCTGTAAGCTGAGACCACCCACCTATTTTTTCAGGTAATCCATACCTAAATCTTACAAAATCTCCATCTGTCCATTGCCCTTCAGCGCCAGATTCGGTGTCTTGTTTGTTAAAGCCAGGCTTGAAATTTAATTTTTGTAGCATATAGTCCAATATATATCAGATTTATAGAGAATGAAAGTAGCAATATTATGGATCATTTAGAGGGAATTGTCGAGTTAAAGAATATAGTAAATCCTCATTTTATCAAAAGAACTATATCTTTAATAAATAAAAAAGCTAAAAATCCTTTACCTATTTCAAACGAAGTAGATAACGAGATTAGAAATGTAAAAGGTTACTCTTTAAATTTTGATACTCCTACAAATCTTTTTTATTGGAACTATATAAAGACAGAAATAGAAAGACTTTTTGTTTTTTATAAAAGTAAGTTTCCTATGATAAATGCCACAAAAATACATCAAATAGATTTATTAAAATATAATTCTGGTGGTAAATATAATATACACATCGATTATGCTCGTGAGTTACCTAGAAATCTTAGTGTTATTCTTAATTTAAACAATGACTATGAAGGTGGAGAACTATCTTTTACTAATCAAACAGGTGAAGAAATTAAATCATTAAGACTTGGTAAAGGATCTGTTGTATTTTTTCCTAGTAATTTTTTATATCCTCACTTAATTAAACCTATTAAGAAAGGTAAAAGGTATAGTATAGCAGCATGGCTACAGTAGAATTTAAATTAATCAAAAATTTTCTTTCAAAAGATGAATTAAAAATGCTTCAAAAGTATTGTTATAACAGATTAGACTTTGACAACTACAAAGGAGATAAACAAACTGACTCTCCTTCTTTTTATTATGATCCTATGATGATGGGATTGTTAGATATAAAATTACCTTTAGTAGAAAAAGAATCTGGTTTAAAATTATTTCCTACTTTTTCATATTGGAGATATTATGTTTTTGGAGGCAAACTAGTTAAGCATATTGATAGACCTTCTTGTGAAGTATCTGTAACAGCTTGTATTAAAAAATACGATAACTGGCCCATTGTAATAGAAGGACAAACATATGAATTAGAAGAGGGAGAAGGATTGTTATATGCTGGTTGTATACAAGATCATTGGCGTCCTGGAATATATAAAGGAGAAGGAATGGCTCAAATGTTTGTACACTATGTAGATCAAAATGGTCCTTTTACTCATCACGCTTATGATAAATTTTTAAAAAGTGTTGATTATTCAAATGGTGCTAAAACAGAAGATGGAAAAATAATAAAAAAAGAGAGATTAAAATGGAAACAAAAAAATTAATAAATAAAGATGCTTTTGATGTTTTATATGAAGAAGCAACTAAAGACTCTGCAAACTATATAAAAAAATATATTTCTAAAGTTATAATTACAGATGGCGGATGGTGGAATGTAGCTCTTTCCAAAATAGAAGTAGAAGGATTATGCATGGAACTAGGAGTATATGAAGGAACAAGTATTAATTTTTTTTCTAAACACGCACCTAAAAAAACTTGGTATGGTTTTGATAGTTTTCTAGGATTTCAAGAAGACTGGAAAGGAGGATATTTTTCAAAAGGAGATTTTTCTTTAAAAGGAAAACCACCTTTAGTTAATAACAATGTAAAATTAATTAAAGGATATTTTAAAGATACTCTTCCAGGTTTTCTAAAAGGAATGGATAAAGATATTGCTTTTTTGCATGTTGATTGTGACACTTATGAATCTACAATAGAAGCTCTTGATGTAATAGGTCCAGAAAGATTTGTTCCAGGTACAAGAATTTTATTTGATGAATACATTAGTTATATAGGTTGGAGATATGGTGAGTATAGAGCTTGGCAAGAATTTGTAAAAAAAAATAATCTAACGTATAAATACGAGCTATTTGGTTTAAGACAGGCGTTAGTTAAAATAATATAGGAGAATAAATGGATAAAACAGTAAGTATAAATAATTTTATTGGAGTCTATGATAATTTTATCCTTCCAACAGAATGTGATAGAGCAATTAAATTATTTGAAGATCAAAACAAATTTAATAAAACAATGAATAGATTAAGTTCTGAACAATCAACTCCATTACAAAAACAAGATCAACAACTTTTTAATGGAATAGAAAATATAGATGTGTGGTGGGACACCTTAAAAACTATGATGTTTAATTTTCATATAGCT